CAATCTTTGCATTGATTGATTTACCATCAACTTCCATTACACATCCAAAATCTACAACCTGTCCAAGTATATTATTTACTTCGGTTTGGATAACCGGCAAAGCCTTTGAAATTAATTCATATGGAATACCATCACGCTTAACTGCATCTAAGTAATAGGTGTATAGGCGTCCTTTCTCTTCCAATTCCTTAACTTCTATCATCTTATTCTTAATACCTTCTATAAACGATTGTAATGAAGTGATAGTACCATTTAAGACCGTTATCTTCTTATTCAATTCCTTTATGTTGGTATCTATTCCGGCTTTTGTTAATTCCAATGCCTGAATATCAGATTGTATTTGTTTATTTCGGGTAATTATATCTTCGTTATCGTTATACCTCTTAATATTTGCTTTAACTGATTCCAATTGGGTATTAAATAATTCTTCTTTGATATGTAACCCTTTCAACTCTGCTTCTGCTTTTTCTTTAATTACAATTCCCTTTTGATATTTTGATTTAGACTCAACTAATTCATCCCATTGGTCTTCGACATCGGAAATGTAACTTGCTTGCTGAATAAGTGTTTGGTGCTTGTTGCCCAATTCTAATAATTCTTCGGCTTGCTCTTCAACCCTTTGCTTTGTAGCAATAGCATCTTTTACAAACACATTGTTCATACAAAAGTTACAATTTGGGTCATACTCATGCGCTTCCAAATGTGCAAGTTTCGCCTGATTTGTATTAAGTGATTGCTCTAACAATTCAATCTGATGTTCGGTTTGATTGATTTCCGATTTGTATTCATCCCATTGGCGTTTTGCTTCCTCAATAGGTTTATTATGAATAGTTTTCTTATCTTCTATGGATTGTGATATTTCGGTTAGTAAATTATTATATTCACCAATCTTATTTTCTTTATTTGCTTTTTCAATTTTGATATTAAGGATATTTTCTTCAATACCCGTTTTACTCTTTTCTAACTTGCCCAAATCTAATGTAGAATCAATCGGTGCTAATTCTTTTGTAAGAGCAAGTATATTTTCTAATACTCCGTTTTTACTTTCGGTAGCAGTATCTAACAATTCTTGCAAATCTTTTAATTCACCATTTTTAGATTTCAATTCATTACCCTTATCAGCAAGTTCAGATGTAAAATCAGTCCTCTTAAAGTTTTTAATTAGTACACTAACTTCCTTAATATCTTCGGTAGCCGTTTCATATAATTTATCAAAAACATTCAATCCCATAAATTGAGCAAGAAGGTCTTTCCTTTCGGATTGAGATTTGTCAATGAATAAAGCATTGTTACCTTGTAGTGATAAGGCGGTTAGAATAAAATCTTCGTAAGTACCAACATATTGCTCGATAGCAGTATTGGTATCACGTCTTTCCGTTCCATTGAGAGAAACTGCGATACCACCTTCGGTTTTCCAAAATTGTACATCAACTTTTACATTCTTACCTTTATTGATGGTCTTTGCTTCTCTACGAATGTGGTAATCTATTCCATTGATTTGAAAGTCTAATTGACAATGGAATGTTGTCTTACGATTGTTTAAGATATTTTGTGCACGGAATGCTCTGCTACATTTATCATATAAGCAGAATGATATGGCATCAAATAAAGATGATTTACCTGCCGCATTTGGTGCGAACAATCCCATAAGCCCACCTACCTTTGTAAAATCAATTGTATTATCTTCACCATAACTAAACATATTTGAGAAATGAAACTTTACGGGTTTCCAATGTATGTTTCTTTGTATTTCTTCGTGGGTTACTCTTGAATTTATATCTTCGTTAATAGCCTGAATTGCTGTAATATCCGTATCAACTACAAACGGCATCATTCTACCAATGTAATCCGATATAAGTGAGTTTTGATAATTCAAATCCGATATATCTTCAAAGTCCAAACGATTTGAACGATTGCCTGATTTTAATTTAGAAAGTGAGTCGGTACGAATAATAGTAAAATCATCTACACCATACTTCATTTTGATTTCGGTCATCACACGCTTTGTATCGGCAGTATCGGTATTGGATATACGAACACGAAGGCGTGGATTCTTTGGCATATCGGTTACAACCGGCACAACTCCACTATCTATATCCAAAGTATAATATCCATAATCATTTTGAATATCAATTGCTTCATATTCTTTTTTTTCCAAATCCCAAACTAAGAACCCATGCTTATCAAGGGTTTCGCCAAAGTTTTGTTGTACCAATGAACCGGCGTAAACTACCTTACAACCTTGCGGGCTAATCATCTCCTGACGTTTATGAATATCACCCAATAGAGCTAAATCATACCCATCAAATATATCCGTTGTAAAGTGACGGCTACTAACTACATAACCTATATCAGTTGTAGAGTTATCAACAGGCCCGTGGAATAAGGCAATCTTTGTTTTGCCAGTAAGCGTATCTGCTTTAGGCCAATTTTCTTTTTTATCTAAAATACTGAATACACTAAAATCAACATCATCAACGGTAAATACTTGTGTATCACGAAGATAATGAAAGTTAGATAGATTAATAGCATCTACAATCGGAGTAAGGACATCTAACCTATCCGAATTGTTCATATTACAATCGTGGTTACCTGTGATTAGTATTGTTGGGCAATGCTTTGCACATTCTTTAAATAACCAAACAATCTCACTAACTAATTCCGGACTCATTTCCAATTTAGCATGGGCAATATCGCCGGCTAGGTATATAATTGAATCTTCCGTTCCACGTTTACGGATTTCCTCAAACATTTTTTGGAATACTTCTCTATACTCCTTATGCCTCTTTACATTCCGAATATGCACATCGGCAATGTGATAAATTCTTTTTAAACTCATAGGTTATTTATTTTACTTAATAATAATTCTTCTATACTAAATTCTTTTGTTCCATTTAATTCATTGTAGAATCCCTCATACCCCATTTCTGCTGCATCCTTATCTTTTAACATCATTAATTTTACATTGATACCTTGCTTTCTAAAATAATCGGAAACTTTAAGAGCCTCATTGATTGCATCGTTATCCAATGAAATTACAATATCAGTAACTCCATTCATAAAGATTTTCTCAACTAAATTCTTTGAAGGAAACTTGCCCAGAAGTGGTACTGCGTTTCTACGAATTGTGATAGCATCAAATACTCCCTCGCAAAGTATAATCGGTTCTTTCCAATTAATTTGTGAATCCAAACAAATAATATTTTTACTGATTGGTGGGTTTTTATATTTCATCTTTTCTTCTGCGTAATAAGAACGAGATATGAAATAATTTAGAGAGCCATCGGAATTATATGAAGGAATAATAACACGTCTTGCGTATAAGCCATCTTTACAATATCCAATACCATACTTTACAATTTCGGCCATACCAATACCCCTTTGTGTAAGATAGTGTATAGCATGTTTATATTCAGGGTTAAATCCTTTCGGTTCTGTTGCCAATGAAATGTATTCTTTTGGTAAACTGATAAAGACCTTCGCATCCGAATCTTCCGTTTTTGGATTGTAATTAGAGTCACCATAAATTTCACGAATAATAGAAATGGTCTTTTTATCTACATCCAGTTTACGAAGTAGTGATGTTAATTTTTTACCCCCACTATTACAAGTCCAACAATGCCACTTTTGAGTTTCGGTATTAACCTGTAACTTTTGTTTATGATGGTGACAGAATGGGCAGTAGAATGCAAGTTCGTTTCCTCTAAGCGTAGAATGTACGCCCAAAGCGGTTGTTAGAGTCGAAATGACGGTATTCTTTTCTGTATTATTTAACATACTTAAATATACGAAAAATATCCCAAATTACCAAGTCTAATTACTCACTAAACCATTCTTCGGGTATATGTTTATCCGCATACTTAAAACCATTTTTCTCACACCAATCGGCATAAGTGGTTTTAGAACTTTTGTTTATTTTATTTCTGGAATTTGTAAACACAAACCTGATATCCAATTCCGGATGCTGCGCTTTTATAAGGATGTGTTTTTTCCTATCGGCAATTACAAATCGGCCTTTTGTTTCTACAAAGATTCCATTAGGAAGCAGAAAATCGGGATGATATGTGTGCTCTGACGCGGGAATAGAGTATGATACTTTTTCCGTTTCATACTCTACCTTAATTCCTTTGCTATCTATTTGATTGGATATACTTTCTTCAAGGCCGGATTTAAATCCATGTTTTTTGGCAACCCATTTAGAGTTACGCTTAATAACCTTTTTAGCCATAAAAATTTATTAGTTACCCCTATCTACTGTAGTGGAATATAATGTATCATTCACTTGACCGACTCTACCAACTCTAAATTTCTCAGCAGTTAGGACTTGGTCATCTGCGTTTTTTGAATCATCTACACTATATGGTGTTTGCTTTGCAACACCAGCATCATATGAAATAGTATCAACTCCTAATTGAGTTTGCATTTCTTCGTAAGTTTCTAAAATACTTTTTGCCATAGTTTTTTATTTTATTATAAATATAAGAATTTTTAAGATTAAGTATCAAATCTAATTATAAAGTTAATAGGAACATCTGGCATTGATTTAATTGGTTGTGGTAATTTTGCAACTGCCACCAATTCGCAATCATCATTATAAAGCCCGATTGTTGTGATAAATGGTGCAAGAAATGAGCCCGTTAAATCAATAGAGCCACTTTCTTCAAATTGTTCAAACCCTCCAGAAACAGCAGAATTAACTGAACTAACATATCCATAATCCAAATACTCACCGGTTTCGGTAATCTGTCTTTTACGAATATATTTTACACCTGGATACGAAACCACCTTTGTAGTTCTACCATTTGTATCTGTAAACATTTCCGAAGTTTCACCAACACTTATAGTTGCTGTTGGGTTTGTCGAAACATTAAATTCATCTTCATTTACAACAAGTAAGTATTCGTGTTCATAAATAGTTTCGGTGGACTTGAAGGATAACGACCATGTGGTGGTTAAAAGAGCATTGGAATTTTTTGTTAATACGATTAAACCATGATTATAAAAAACATTCCCAGCTGGTAAACTACCGGTTGGGCTATTTAAAAAAGGAAGATTTCTAACATACATCAAAGAAGGAGTCGCATTTGAATCCCACCTATAAAATGTTGTTGTATAATCCACACCACCAGATGTAATAGTTACTTGGCTTCCATTTTCCAAATCCCAAGTATTAGTATCAACCGATACGGAATACACTGTTTGTGTGTAATAATTTTTAAAATTAAATTCTCCCGTTTGAAAATCCAATTTACTTACATCCAATACATCTGTATAATTATATCCTATATTACTATAACCATCATCTACATACGAAAAAATTTCATTTGTAACATTATCTTTTACGGTAAGTATAACCGATTGTGGTTTAATACCATCTCCTATATATTTTTGTGGAATTGATATCACCTTCGCACTACCACTTAAATACCTCTCATCTAAGGTTGTATTTGGGTAATAGATATTTGTACGATTTCCACTTCTTTTGAAAGGATTGTATGTGTCTGTATAAAATTGTGCTTTTAATTGACCGTATAGAGAATTTTTATAAAAAGTTTTCCCATTTGAAGTTGTAGTATCAGTTGAACTATAATCGCCTTCTTCCGCTTGAAATACATTAATTTCACTAGAACCAGATGTAAAGTTCCAAGTTTTATGAGCTTTAAACGGCCGAATTGTAATATCCGATTTTGGTATTCTTTTTAACATATCAACTATAAATATCCTATAAACTAAAAACCCACCAACAAAGGTGGGTTAATAGAATTAGGTTATTCTTTTAGAAATCTAGTTTTACTTTTATTGCAATTTCTTTATCAAATGTTTTCTCAACAGGGGTACTTAATTTTGCTACTGCTAATAATTCATTTGCATCATCGTACATACCAACCGATGTAATATAAACGTGCGGGTCTCTTTCAAATAATCCTTGCACAAACTCACCAGATGATCCTGTTACGAATGTTGGATTATTTGAGAAGTTAAATTCTCTATTGTTTGCTCTAATGAAATAATGTGAGGTAGATACGTTTTCGGTTCTACGTGCTTCAAAATCACCCCCTGTATTTATACATTGATATAATTTTAAAGAACTACTATTTACAGTATTATTATAATATATGCCCGTTGCAGTAGTAGCAGTTGAAGCGCCTAAATTAGTATCAACTGCTACATCTAAAGCAGCAGGATTTAATAATAAAATACCCATATCAGGATAAAATAATCCCCAACCTTGTCCATTAGATGCGGTATAAGAATTTATGGATGCAGTTAAAGCACTACCAATATTAAGAGATCCACTAACAAGATTATATACTCTTCCAGCTGTTGTTACTGCCTCATCTGTACCACCACTATCATCTATGAGATTTACAGTACCTGCTATATTACCATCCAATAGTAATGATATATTTCCTGGATCTAATCTTTCTTTATATCTAGCACGGTTTATGTTGATTGCGTAAAATGCTTGCAAATCATGTCCACCGGCGGTTGAACCACTATAAACACTAAAACGGGTATCAGCTGGGTCTAATAATATATTTCTATATTGAGCGTATATTGCTTTTGTAGATAGTAATGATGTATCATCGGTTGCTAAAGATGGTGCACCATATCCATTGACATCACCATATGCTATTGAAAATTGAACTTCGGAAGAAGTAGATGAAGTGGGTTGGTTATATACATTTATATAGTATTTACCACTTGTATCTGCTATTTGTGTTGATGATGTATACATGGTTGTCAATGAACCCGTATCACCACTCCAAATACCCGATGTTACAATTTGTGTACGATTTGTAACTTTATCATTTGTACCAAACTTTTTATATATACCATTAGAGATAGAGGTTACATCGGAGCTAATTTGCTCCCCCTCTCCCAAAAATTGATTTATAATTTTTACTAACTCACTTGTATCTACGGGAGTCCCAGCGGTATTAGCACTACCGGCTATATACTTTGATATATTACTTGCTAAAAGGGCGCCTCTATTATCTCTTACTATTGCCATTGTTATTTATTGTTTTTTTTATCTTGTAAGTTGTACATAAGTTACGGTAATAGGAATAGTTTGAGAACCACCCGTTTCATTACCATATACTGTAATTGTTGTCCTAATTGTAGATGTTAATGATGGATTAGGGATAAACTTAAATGATAATCCTTTAGCAATTGCCGCAGTTGCCGAAACATCATCACCAATAAACACTGGCACAGTGCCAACATCGGATGTAATACCTTCACCAATAATATCTCCTGCATTTTTATTAGCCAATACTAATGTATATCCCATAGTTCTATTACCAGCCGGCGATGTAGTTGGTGAAAGAGAAACTTCACCACTTCGTTGATTAACTGAAATGTTTGGAACACCAAATTCCACAACAGGTATACGAGTTGTATTTTTTGGAAGAGTTACCAACTTATATTTCATTACTTGCGTTTCATCTGGATTAGCTTCAATAACGGGCATATTTTTAATTGCCACATCATAATAAGCTGTACCAAGAGGATGTGCCGGCTCATAAAGAGAATAATCAATTTCATCATCTGCTAATGCAAATTGTGTAATGTTTAATCCCTGCCCAGATGCTAATTTTTCTCTACCTTTTTTTGTAAGGATTGCATCTACCGTTAAACTAGTATTATCTAAATATCCCATAATGTATTATATTCGTTTGTTAATAAATATAGTATTGTTGAAAAATTATTCAATATCTAATATTGGTTCATTGTTATCTCTGCCAGTAACTTTAATAACATTAGGATTGGTTACAAATACTTCAATCGGAGATGAACCATCTAATGTAGTTGCCGATGTATTTTTACAACCATTATAATATGAATTTTGTAAACCCGTTGTTAAATCGGATGTATTACGATAATGTGTAGGTAAATACCCATCAACAGGAGTTACTTTTTTTACACTACCAACTGCTATCGGCGCAGTTGAGCCAGAGAATGGTTGTACTACCAAAACCCTTTCAGTATATGTAATGGTTTCTTCAGCTGGCTCACTTCTTGGGTCGGATTTGCCATTTATTCTCACCGATGGCCTAATTATAGTTTTTGTTTTTTCTTCTTCAATCAATGTTACACGTATTCTTTCCTTTCTCAATACTTTATCGGAATCATAATAATTTCTAATAGCCGTACCATTTTCCGCATAAATACTAAATCCTATATCAACGTAATCATTTCTACCAACAAGTTTATTGGTATCTTCGTTTGTATCTTGCTTTGTTAAAGTACCATTTGCTAACTCGTATGCTATTGCTGTTTCGTATGAATAATTTTCTCCAGAAGTTCCTATTACATCATTAGCGTAAATAATGCTTTCATATTGATTATTTTCACCTACAATATTTTCACTAAAATCAGCATCCACTATTGAATCTAATTGATTATTTTCACCAAATACTTGCTCACCCATATCAGCATCAATGATTGTTTCATACTGATTAGTTTCGGAATAAACTATTGTACTTGTTGGTATAACCGTTTCATAGTAATCGCTTGAACCCGTTGGTTTGGTGTATTGATATTTGCTTCTTTCCAAAAAATGCGGTTCAACTAATATACCGGTTGTGGCGGTAACTCTAGCTGGCAACATTTTTTTAATATCTTCAAACATTGCATTTTCATACGCTCTTATTAAATTTATGTAAGAGTATATATCCCTACCTTTTATTCTTTGAAAATAATAATTTCTAATGTTATCCAATGATTTATAACCTGGTTTGAATCTATCAGATGGGTCGCCAATATATTCGTTAAAATTGGTATCACCAAATGCCTTTGCTATATCTAAATTCAATTCCTTATTTGGTGAGAAAAATAATCCAACTCTATTAGAATCCATTGGTTGATTATCAAATGCTTTCCGAGTTGAACGTGATTTTGGCGAAAGGTCTGATATCAAAGATTGTTCCTCAAATCTAACTTTATTTGTTGCATAACGGCTTGTACCAATATCAGGCATTTCTAATACCACATTTCTATTAAGTACTTCAAATTGATGTGGATAAGTAGTTGCATTAGCAAACCCAGTAGCTATTCCCGATAACGTATTTCTACCACTCATACCAGTAGTAGTATTATTATCTTCGTAATAATTACGAGTTTTATTTGGTGCTAAAGTTATTGATGGGGCTACATTCAAAACATTTGTTGAAATATTTTTTGGATATTCAAAATCAAAACGAACCTCCAAATCAGTTGTTGATGCCGATATGTGATTACCATTAACCATTTCTGGATAATAAACGTGCTGCTCAAATACACTACGACTCAGTGGTGTATTCCAAATTCTAAATTCATCAATACTACCACTAAATGTAGTACCTATTATAACATTAGAAGCGGCCATAGCTTGAGAACCCTGTATGCTTGAAGAAAATATTAAACGATCTCCTTCCGTTTGCATCACGTTTAATTCTCTATAACTCGTCCAGTCGGCCAGTGATACTCCAAAATATCTACCATTAAATATTGGTAATAATGGAGTTTCTAAATTACCAAATTTTACTTTACCATACTGACTTCCCACCGCACCGCTAACTATTAAGTCAACAGTATTGTTTTGAGCTACTTTATAATTACCAGCTTTTGCTGGTTTAATAAATAACTCAATAGTTTTTACATTTGAATTTGTTACTGAGATAGTATTACCTGATTTTAATTGTAAAGCATAGCTTGTACCATCCATTAGTAATTTATTCTTAGTATCATCGGTCACTTCCGGCCCACCAAATTCCATTATAGAAAGATTTGATGATGGAATACCATAACAGGCCATAAGAGCATATATGCCACGACGTGTACCTTTGTGTTTTAGTAGATATGGTAGATTATTTATTATTCTTCTCCAAACTTCCTTGCTACGTTCATTTGAAGGAGTTGATTGTTTACTACCACCGGCTTTATCTTCACCAAATACATAATTCCATAATTCTTTATCTCCACCCAAATTTTTGGCATCCCAACTAAACGATTTCAACATTTCGTAAAGAACTTTATTAGCCACTCCATTACCGGATTCGTACCCCAATCCCCTACTACGTTCTATTGCTTTTGTATAGTAGTATATGTTATCAAAGTGGTGACCAACCATAGAAAAGAAAAGTAAATAATTTTCATTTTCAGGGTTAGTTGTAATATATTGTGGAATATTATTGATTAACCAATTGGGATTATTATTATCATAAAAAGTTGCCAATCCTAATGTAGTTTCATACCACTTTACAACATTTGTATTTGTAGAAGCCAACCTAGTTGTTCCGTTAAACGGCCATGTTATAGAGCCACTACTATTTGTTGTATATGATGATGATGTGTATAAGAAAGTTTCAAATCCATCAAACCCTTGAATTAGAGAAGATTTTTTTGTATTAAGCCTTTGTACTTCTTGCTGCCCCGCCAATGATGCCGTTTGAGCTCCAATAGATGCACTACTTATGAGCCCTTCATAATTTTCAATTAACTGAACTTTATAAACAAAATTGTTTACACGTTCTGCTGCTGAACTAAAATGTGTAAAATTATCCCAAAGTAATTCGGCGCTCTGACTTGCTACGCTGCCCGATGCATACTTTATGTTTAGTGCTGTAGTATCAACTAACGATGCGCTAAGATAGTTTTGAATAAGAGTGGATGAACTTGATGAACTAATAATTAAATCATCAAGTGATTCATAATTTGTAGATTGACCTTTTACAAAATCAACTTCAATATCAAAGTTAGGTCCCTTTATTTGTGGATATTCTACTACGGCTTCTTCGTTAAGAACAATTGTTTCAATTAACGGATTGGTCATTAACTTTGTAATCCACATTGTTGAATTAATCTGAACTTCAGGTGGTAATGGCTCGTATAGTTTTAGTATAATTGATTTTACTTCATTCTTAACTACCGTATTACCTAAATTATCTTCACCTTTTTCTGAAAGTGTCCAATTATCTTCTTCCCACGATGAAACTATAATACGTTCATCGTTTCCTAAATTAACTAAGTGAGTTAAGTATTTACTTTCCTTTTCAGGTTCATTGAATTTAATTGTTT